GTCTGAGGCTGTGATCATCAACTTTGTTGTGATTCACGGAGCAAGCTAAATGAGCATCCATGACGATCTAGAATTGTTGAAAGAGGCTGTTGCAGCGCTTGAGGATCAGATCAACGAATCGTCGGACGATATTGATGGCCAGGCTTTTGAGGACGGCTCAGAAGCCGGCAAAGCTGAGCTGGCCGAGGAAATCGCGGTCATGATGGGCGCAATCGACAGCGAGGAATGCCCAGATTGTCGTGACGTGCTCAAGCGCGTGCTTGAACAGCATATTGCTCAGTTTCTGGCTGTTGGCACGCACGCTTGTGAGCTGGAGCCAGAAGACGAGGACAAAGAGGAAGAAGTCTCGTTTTTGATCTCGTTTCCAGACAATTCATGAAACAAGGTCTGTACGCCAACATTAACGCGAAGCAGGAACGGATCAAGGCCGGCTCTGGCGAGAAAATGAACAAGCCAGGGTCGGCTAAAGCTCCGTCTGCTGCTGACTTTAAGCAGGCTGCTAAGACTGCTAAACCGGCGAAGAAAAAGTAATGGATACAAAGCGTCCAGTTGGAAGGCCCAGCGCTTACGATCCAGCTTTCTGCGAGAAAGCGATTGAGCTGGGCAAGCTCGGCAAATCGGTTGAGGCGATTAGCTCAATCCTTGAGGTTGGCACGACCACGATGTATCGCTGGAGAGAAGAATTCCCAGAATTTCGGGCTGCCTTGGAGGTCGCGAAAGATCACGAGCTGCGCTGGTGGGAAGAACAGGCCCAGGCTTACATGGTTGAGAGCAAGGATAGCGACCGGCTCAACGCTAGTATCTGGTCGCGTTCAATGGCTGCTAGGTTCCCGAAGAAGTACCGAGAGAGCACCAAGCAGGAGATCACAGGCGCAGAAGGCGCACCGCTGTTGAGTGGCATTCAAGTCAGCTTTGTCAAGCCCAGTGAGTGAAGATTGAAGCGGTCCCCATGACGCTCAGAAAAGCCGGAGAGTTTATTACTGGCTGGCATCGTCATAACAAAGCACCACAAGGCGGTATGTACGCAGTTGGCGCCAGTTACGATGGCGAGCTGGTTGGCGTGGCGATTGTTGGCCGACCCGTCTCAAGGCTTTTGTCAGACGGCAAGACGCTTGAGGTCACCAGGCTTTGCGTGGTTGACCATAGTCCCAAAGGCACGTGCAGTTTCCTTTATGCGCGATGCTGGAAAGCGGTAAAAGCGCTCGGTTGGTCCAAGCTAATTACCTACACGTTGCAATCCGAATCTGGCGCGAGCTTGCGTGGCGCTGGTTGGGACTTGTCTGCAACCATGCCAGGCAACAAAAAAGGCTGGCAGAGTCGTCCTGGCCGAGAACTGCAACCAGTCGTTGAACAACCCAAGTTTCGTTGGGAGGTTCAATGAATGAGCTGGATTATGCCGTCTCAAACGCCGAGTTTCCTGAGAAGCTATCGGTTCTTTTTGACAAGCATCGGTATAAGGTAACTTACGGCGGTCGTGGCGGCGGTAAGTCTTGGGCGATTGCTCGAGCGCTGCTAATCATTGGCGCATCTAAGCCAACCCGCATACTCTGCGCACGGGAATTCCAGACGTCAATCCGTGATTCGGTGCATAAGCTATTGTGCGACCAGATTGAATCATTGCGATTGCATGGATTCTATGAAATAACCCAGACGTCAATCAGAGCTAAGAATGGCTCTGAATTCTTTTTTGTTGGATTAAAGAATAATGTATCCAACATAAAATCATTTGAAGGTGTTGATATATGTTGGGTCGAGGAGGCATCCTCAGTCTCCCGAATGTCATGGAACGTGTTAATCCCAACGATCCGAAAGCAGGATTCAGAGATCTGGATCAGCTTCAACCCAGAGCTAGAAACCGATGAAACGTACCAGCGCTTTGTGGTGCATCCTCCTGCTGACTGTGTGGTCACTAAGATCAACTGGTCCGATAACCCGTGGTTCCCAGAAACCCTGAGAGCTGAGAAGGATGCACTCAAGGATCGCGACATAGAGGCTTACAACACGGTCTGGGAGGGCATATGCCGGCAGACTGTGGACGGCGCAGTGTTTGCAAGGGAAATGCAGGACGCCGAGCTACAGGGCCGAATTGGACGGGTTCCGTTTGATCCCAGCAAGCCTGTTCACGCTGTGTTTGACCTTGGATGGTCTGATGCCACCGCGATCTGGTTCCTTCAATTTGTCGGCATGGAAACGCGATTGCTGCGTTACATGGAGGACAATCAAAAGACAATCAGCTATTACCTAGCGCAATTGCAGACCTTTGGATACCATTACGATACTCTGTGGCTTCCGCACGACGCCGAGAACAAAACGCTTGCCGCTGCTGGTAAATCCATTGAGGAGATTGTCAGGGCGGCGGGTTACAAGACCCGAATTATTCCTCGAGTACCAATTGCTGACTCTATCAATGCTGCGCGAACTATTTTCAACAACTGTTGGTTCGACCGAGAAGCCTGTGCCGAGGGTCTTACCTGTCTGCGCCATTACCGCTACGAAGTCGACCCAGAGACGGGTGGATTCTCAAAGTCTCCACTTCACGACCATTATTCGCATGGCGCAGACGCATTCCGATACATTGGATTGATGGTCAACGAACCCAAAGCACGCAAGAAGCAGCAAACCTTTACGCTACCGTCTAACTGGATGAGCTGAAATGGCAGATTATCAAAGCGAGGGAAACGATTCCCGCATTGCCGATGCAATGAACTTCCTCCGGCTGGCCAACGAAGCCGACTCCAACAACCGCTCAGATGCGCTGGACGATCTGCGCTTTGTCAGCGGCGATCAATGGCCGGTTGAGATACAAAACAGCAGGAACCTGGAAGCCAGGCCGTGCTTGACGATCAATAAGCTCGACGCCTATTGCCGTCAGATCGCCAACCAGCAGCGCCAGCAGCGTCCGCGCATTAAGGTGCATCCGTGCAACAGTTATTCGGACAAAGAAACAGCCGAGGTCGTTGAGGGTATCTGCCGGCACATTGAGATCAACAGCGACGCCGATAGCGCGTACGACAAAGCGTTTGAATCGGCTGTGCGCATGGGCTGGGGTTACTGGCGAGTGGTCACCGATTACACGGCTCCTGACTCGTTTGATCAAGAGATCTATATCAACCCTATCGAAAATCCCTTCTCGGTCTACTTTGATCCAAACAGCACGGCGCTGGACGGTTCGGACCAAGAGCGTTGCCTTATCACGACCGTGATGAGCAAGGATAAGTTTCGGGATCTCTACCCAAACTCAGACGCTGGCGGCAACTTCTCAGGCCGCGGCAATGGCGATTCCAACCCTGAGTGGGTGACCAAAGAAGACATTCGGATCGCTGAATACTTTTACATTGAGCGCACGCCGGCAAAGCTCTACCTGCTAAACGATAAATCCCGGCTGTTCAAGGACCAGCTCCCCAGCAAGGACTTCATGGCCACGCATGGGCTTGAGATTGTTGGCGAACGGGACTCGTACAAGAAAGTGGTCAAGTGGTGCAAGCTCACCGCGATGGAAATCCTCGAGGAGCGGGATTGGCCAGGCAAGTACATTCCCGTGGTGCCGGTTTACGGTGGCCGGATTGTCATTGACAGCAAGTCAATCAAGTATGGATTGGTGCGATACGCCAAAGATCCACAGAAGATGTACAACTTCTGGCAAACCTCAATGACCGAGGCGATTGCTCTGGCGCCAAAAGCCAAGTGGCTGTTGGCCGAAGGTCAAGACGAAGGCCATGAAAACGAGTGGGCGGCGGCGAACATCAAAGCCACGCCGGTGCTGCGCTACAAGCAAACCGACATTGAGGGGCGATCAGCTCCGGTGCCGACCCGTCTACAACCCGAGCCACCACCGCTGGGCATCATGGGTGCTGCTGAGTCTGTCAGCAACGATCTACAGCAGGTTGTGGGCATCTTTGATCCTGCGCAATTGCCAACCGGCAACATCAGCGGCAAAGCGCTGAATGGCCAGCAGCAACAGACGGATATGACGAATTATCATTACTACGATAATTTGACTAAATCCATTGCCCAGACTGGTCGCATCATCCTAGATCTGATTCCCAAGATCTATGACTCCGAGCGCGTTATGCGCATCATCGGCGTTGATGGCAAACCAGACTTGATCACTATCAATGAAGCCTCCCAAGTTGGGAGAGTCTTGAACGACGTCACGGTAGGCGAGTACGACGTCAGCATGGACACGGGTCCTGGCTACGCGAGCAGGCGCATTCAGGCGGTTGAGGCGATGATGCCGCTCATTGGTGCAAGCCCAGAGCTGTTCCAGGCTGCTGGCGATCTGGTATTCCGGCAGATGGATTTCCCCGGTGCCGAGATCATTGCCGACCGGCTGGCCGCGGTGAACCCGCTGGCGCAGATCGACGAGAAGTCAGATATTCCGCCACAGGTCCAAATGCAGCTCGCACAAGCCAAGCAAGCTGTGCAACAAATGCAGCAGCAGATGCAGGCGATGCAGCTTGAGATCAACAACCGCGGTCAAGTGGCGCAGATCAAAGAGGAAGGTGCCAACAAGCGCAAGCTCATGGAAGTCACCGCCAAGGCGCACAACACCGAGACGATGGCCGAGGTCCGGGTTAATGATCAGAACACCAGGTCCATCACCAGTCAGAACAAGACCGAGATTGATGCGCTGGTTAACCTGCTAATCCACAATATGCCTATTGACGCATTGGCTCGAGAGATTGAGCGTCGCAATGCTGAGCAGATGATGGCGGCAGAGTTTGCTGTATCGGACATTGATCAGGGCCAATCACCGTTTTCAAGTTAGCCTTTGACACCAATCCAAAAGCGGGTTATATAAACGCAATCGTACCGGCGCGTTTCACCGGGTATATCCGTGGTAATCCATGAGCGAGCAACGAGAGACGACGCAAGTCATCACGTCAGAGAATCAAGCTGAATTTTTTGCACAGAAACTGGGCTTAGCTCCCGAAGAAACGACTGAGGCCGCCAACGAGGCGGAGCCAATCGAATCCGAGGTTGAGAATGAGCCAGAAGCAGAGGATGAGGCGCAACCGACAGAAAGCGAAAGCAAACCGAATAAGCTGAAACAGCGGTTTTCGGAGCTGACCAAGCAGCGCGAACAAGCCAGGGCAGATGCCCAGCGAGAGCGCGAAGCAAGGGAAGCGCTGGAAATACGGCTACAGGCATTAGAGCAAGGGCAAGCGCCACAAAGGGCGCCAGCCGGAGATCAAAAGCCTACGCCGGACCAATTCACCGATGCCTTCGAATACGCAGAGGCACTGGCTGAATTTAGCGCTGAGAGGGCCTTGAAGGAGCGTGACAAGCAGGATCAGGA